TATTAATAATATTATTGTTATTGTAAAAATGATATACATACTATAATAATAAATTATATTTAAATTTATTAACCTAATATAATTTATTTATACAATTGTTGTAGGTATTATTGCATTCGTTGTATTTGGTGGTATTGATTTAATAAATGGAAACGTTATTTCATGAGGTAGTGAGTTTTCATTTGGGTCAGCTCGGTTACCTCTCATGTCAGTCAATACTTCTTCCCATATATTATTTTTTGTAGAACCTGATTGGGAGGTTGATGGTGAATTTGATTTTGAACCTTCAAAAAGAATAGATGCTACATGATTGTCTTGTTTTTTCTTTGTAAATTCTAACATATGTGTAATTAAACGGTAATAAATATCATCTTCTGTAAAATATTCTTTTTGAACTATAAGTTTATTTATACACAATACAATAATTATACTCAATAACATTATTACATTTGTTTTAAGTTTTAAATAATAAAATAATAGTAAAAATGATAAAAACAATAATATAAATATTAATAATAGTTTATTATCCATATATATAATCAAATATATATAATCAAATATATTTATTAAATTATTATTATTAATTTATATATAATTTACTACTGCACAGTTAGTTCATTATCTTTATTATGTTGGACGATTAATATAGCAGATTCCGTTGGTGTTCTGTCCATTACTAATGTCTCCGTTACCTTGACTAGTTTGTGTTGTCACAATTTTATCTTCACATACTCCTTTAGGTAAACATTTATTGCTATTATATTCATAATAACAATCTGGCTCATCTAAACAATTTTGTTCATCCGAATTAGTATTACATTTTCTTTCAATGACTGGATCATTATCATTCCACTTACATTTTATTTTTGTTTTACATTGTCCCTGTCGTTTATAAATCATAACATTATCATTATTTCCTAAATATTTATTTTCATTTAAACATTTATCTTGTTGTATTTTTGAAGGAGAAATGGTGGACAAAGAATTACATTTTAAAAATACTAAGTTATATTCACCCATAACAGTTTTTTGTATACCATAATACTTAACATCTGGATTGACCACTAAATACTTATTAAGTTTTTTATTTATATCTGTTTCATTTATTCCAGTTATCTCTTTATTTATCCATCCTGAGTATTTAAGTAAATCTAATGAGTGACATTGTTGCATATTTGTATTCTTTTCAGCATTATAAATATCATTATAATATTCCCATTTACAATTATCAGATGTTGAACATTCAGTATCAGTTAATGCATCACATGTTTTAGATTTATACTCGCATTTATTATTATTCCAATCGCATCCATATGTTCCATTACATATATCTGTATTTTTATAAATTTCACATTTAGGAATCTTTTTCGCTAAATTATTACATGTGTCTTTATTATCCATAAAACGACATTTTAATGGCTCAGTATCTATATTATTACAATTACTTTTTTCATTACATCTATTAAATTCTGTATCATATTCACATTCTCTATATTCATCACATGATTTTCTATTAAATATTTTGTGACACTTAGAAATTATTGGTAAATTGTTCGTTATTATATTTTTTTGTTGATCAAACAAGCACATTTGTTTGTTCATATGTTGTTTAAAATCATAATCAAGTCTATATGATGGCTGTGTTGGTATAAGTTGCTGAGCTATATTAGCATCAAACTTCTCTATTTTTGAAAAATAGATTTCATTTATAATTAATACAAATAATATAATGCTCGTATAAAAACTGCTATTTATTTGTTTTAAATAAATATTAAAAAATAGTAATATTATTAGGATAAGTATAATCATAAATATAAAGTTCATATATTAATTTATAATATTTTAAATTGTTCATTTGTATGATAAATAATTTTTGGTGAGATTTTTACTATAAACAATATGCATATTATAAAGACTAAAAATAAAATTAGTAAATCGCAATACATTACTATATATCTATATTTTTAATTCGAAGTTAATTCGAAGTTAATATGATCTTCAGATGTTTTTGTTAAATCATCCATTAAATTATAATGTTCTTCATCGTTAAAATAATGCAAATCATCACCTTCTTTACTTAATTTGGATGTAGCTATAATATCAGTATTATTATTTGTTTCTGGACATTTTCCTAAACTTTTATGTTGTCCTTTTGGATCACAATAAAAATTATTTTTAAAACTGTTAATATATTTTACTTCAGGTGTATCATTGAAAACCGAAAATGTGAATTGTTTAATATTATCTTTAATATTACTTACATTATTATCATCATCAATTGAAACTATACCAATTTTATATAAAATACTGTTCTGTATATTATCAATTATATGTCTATTAGATTTATTATTTACCACAGTTAAATAGGGACCATTATTGTTAACATATTTTACAATAATATATTTTTGTACTTTATTATTAAAATTAGTATCATTATTATTCCATGTTAGTTCAATACTGGTATTATTAAATTTTTTAATATTAAATAAAATTGGCGGAATTTCGTTATCTTTAAAATTTTCACGCATATTATTAATTAATTTAAGAAGAATTATTATTAGTAATATAATAATAAGTAATTTATAAAAATTAGTAATATAGTACATTAATAATACCTAAGATTTTATTATATATAAATATCAAAAGTTTTATCTTTTAATAAATTCATTAAGTTTTGTTTTTGTAAATTATATTCTGAACTTTTAGAATGAGGTACGGGGCTTATAGCAGTTATTTTTAATGTATTTGATACATGTATAACTCCGTTTTCGATATAATTTACAGTTATAAAATAAGTTTTACCTTCAATAATATTGTCTTTTAATTCATAAGAATAATAATTTTGATCAGTATTTTCATCTTCACCCTCTTTAGGTGTTATAGGGTCAGGGTCAATATGTGTTATAAATGTATCATCTTTATCTTCTGTATTCACTATTAACACAGTTTTACCCATTATCCTTTTATTCCAAAATAATGTAATACCAACTTGCGATGACGAATCTTTTTTATCACTATATAAAGCATTACATCCATATAAATAAGATCCACTGTTATTATCGGTTACCCATTGTTGGACTTGTTGATGTGCGCCACATGTTAATTCATCTTTAGAATTTTGAAATTTTTCTTTAATTGTAACTAAAATAACTACAAATATTATAATTAATATTAATAAATATAATTGTATCATTATATATAATATTTATTTTATTTTTAATAAAATATTTTATATATATATAAATGTCAAAAAAAAAAGAATTACAAAAAATAGCAAAAAAATTTGAAAAGGTTAAAGAAGAACGGGTAATGAAAGAGTGGAATGAAGCTTGGAATTGGGAAGAAACCGAAAAAAAAACATCAGGAAAATCATGGAATGGTAGACCAATAGCTATAGTTCGTGAGTTCATTAAAGAAAAAGGTTTAAAAATATATGGAGGATTAGCATTAAACGAACTTTTAAAAAAAAAGAAATCACCTATTTATGGTCCAAACGAATTTCCAGATTATGATGTTTTTTCTCCGAATGCATGGGAACATGCTAAAGAATTATGTGATATATTAGTTAAAAGTGGATATCAATATGTAGAAGCTAGGGGAAGTATATTAAATGATGAGCATCATCAAACCTACAAAGTAGGGGTTGATTATCAAGATATTTTAGATTTAACACAATCTGGATGCCCTAATAAAAATATTATAGATAATGACTGTAATACATGCGGGTTAAGTAAAGATAAAAAATGTATAAGTATCTTTAATCATATACCATCATATGATATAAATTCAAGTTTTAAAAAAGAACCAAAAATTTATACAAAGGTCTATAATTATGATAACGATGAAAGTTTTCATAAAAATAAAATGTTTGTGTGTGAGGCAAATTGGATGCGTATAAGTATGTACAGAGAATTAACTGAACCATTAGATAATCCAGGACGTTTAGAAAAAGTGTCAACTCGTTTAGATTTATTTAATAAACATTATCCCTATAAAATTAAAAAATGCAAACCAGATGAATATCATCAAATGGTAAATAAAGATTATAAATCAATATTAAATAGTATAGGTAAGTTTGTTAATAAAAAAGAATTAATAAATTACGGGGCATCTGCCTATAATTTTTTTGTTAAAAATGTAAAAGGTGTTGGTAGTTTAGACATAGCTGATTATGAAGTATATAGTGACCCTTACAATTTATCTATATACAATTATGAAGGATATCCAAATTATGATTTAGAATTATTTGACTTTCTAAAAAATAAATATAGAAATTTTAATTTCAAGATTGAAAAGAAAAAGATGTTTTGGAAAGAAATTGATGTAGATAGCATAACTATTTTTAGTAAAAAAAATGGATCAAAAGAATATAATAAATTAATTACATTTACCATTATTGAAACATGCATGCCTTACATTAAATATAAGGGTGTCAAATATGCAACTGTGGATAGATTAAAATATTTATATTATAGGGCTGTAGCTTTACCCGAAGTTGTTCAACTTACCGAAAATAATCCACAAAATTACGGTTGTTTATTAAGCAATTTATTAATTGCTGAAAAACGTAATAAATCTAAAAAAGGTAAATTTAGGAGATATATTGTAAAATGTGATGGTTGGACTCCTGCTAAACGATGGAAAAACTTAATTAATAGATATCAAGATAAAGAAAGCTTATTAAAAAAAACATATTACAAAATAGACCATCCTAAAAAAGGATTTAAAACAACTATTCAACCATTACCAGATAGACCTATTATTATTCCTTATTCTCCTAGATTAGATAAAATTAAGAAAAAAAGAACTATTTATAAATACCCTTATAAAAAAAAACATTACAGAAAATATACTAAGAAAATAAAATCATAATACTATATAATGTATGTTTGTTATATCATTTTTAACAATAATTACTCTTATGTAGGTATTACAAATAATATAAAAAGAAGACTTCGGCAACATAACGGAGAAATAAAAGGTGGAGCCAAATATACATCTATGTATAATAAAGATTCACTATGGCAATATGGATGTTTTGTAAATGGATTTAAATCTAAGATAGATGCCTTAAGATTTGAATGGGCCCTAAAACATGTCAAACCCAAATATAAATCGGGTATAGTTAATAGAATAAATAAATTGATAGTCTTATTAAATAAAGAGCGTTGGACAAAAAATAGTCCAATTTCATTAAATTATAAATTAACTTTAAACTGGTGCGATTTATTTTTAATTCCTGAAAATATTGAAGAATTAGTACCGGATTATATACAGAATGAATTTATATTTAATTAATATTTTCATTCATAACATTAGCATCTCCACCACTTAACATATTACCTCCACCTGGAATAGCTGGTCTTAATTCATTTTTATCATGTAAGTCTTTTTTTATAGGATAATAATGTAAACTATTAAGACTATTAGAACAAACATTATTTATATCAATATCTGCTTTCATAAGAGGATCTAAAATTTTATTAGGAGGATTAGTAACATATTCACGCCCTTCACCAAATCCATTAGGATTAACTACTACTCTATTACATTTATGAGCGTCGCATACTATACGGGTTTTTTCAGGTAACATAGTTCCAACTTGATATGGTTTTTTACAATTAAATAACCCATTTTTAGAAAATATATATTCTTTATTTCTTTTTATTATTTCATCAGTATGTCTGCTTAAAAACATTCTGTAATTATGCATATTTACAATACCATTATTATCTATAAAATGTTTATTTAGTTCATGATTAGGACGGTAATCTGTAAAATTGCGACCGTCAGACATTCGGGCAGCAGAATTAAAAAATTTATTATTTGAAGATTTATAACAACTCATTATATTATTACAATATAAAATAAAATTAAAGTAATGAATAATTATTTTTAAAATTATCATTTTCTAAATAACTTTTTACTGTATCACAACTATTTACAAGACAAATCTTGTAGTTGTAATTATTTTTACAACATTGACTATTATATTTACACATCATTTTTTTAACTTGTTTATCGACTTCATGTGACTGTCTGTAGTCTGTAAAACATCTACCATCGTTCATTCTATAAGGTTCCATTTTATCACTCATTATATAAATTAACATATATTTTTTTTAATATTAATTCATTATAATATTTAAATTATAAAGTGTTTTAATTCGTTCAATTAATTCATCTTTTTTACCCCTAACTTTTAATTTATTTTTTCGTGCAATATCCTGCAATTCTTTAACTGTTAAATTATTTATTTCTTCAATAGTATAATCCTTATAATTTGCATCTGCGTTTACAACGACATCCTGTTCTGCCACGACATCCTGTTCTGCCACGACATCCTGTTCTGCCACGACATCCTGTTCTGCCACGACATCCTGTTCTGCCACGACATCATGTNCTG